CCACTTAGAGAACCTGAAACAGGTTGTCCGGGAGCAGATTTATCAGTCGTTGCTAAGAATGATGAGAAGTAAGATGTCGAACCACCTGTACCTCCACCAGTTCCTGTGACAACTGACATAACAGTATTTGATAGTGCACTAGCAGTATCTTGTGTCCACCCTGTGGGAGCAGATGCTTGATAGAAAACCATTTTTGTTCCTGATTCAAAAGGATCAACACCTGTTAGCCCTGCACCATTACCTACATAAGATGTAGCATTAACTGTGCCTACAACATTAACATTATTTTTTACAGAAAGATTTCCTAAAGAATTTGCAAAGAGATCAACAACAGTATCCCCTGTGCAATATTGTACAGTGTGAGAACCTTGAACAATAGCAACACCATTAGCAGCATGACCTGTTGGTGCTACGGTTAAGCTGAAAGCACCAGAGGTGTTATTGAAAAAGATATAATTTGACTCAACAGCAGGGATAAATACGTAAATATTTCCTGTTAAAGTTCCTGTAAATTCGATTACTTTATTAGAGGATTCAGCAGTCGGATCAGCATTATTAGATGTCAATGTGACGTTGGCTGAACCTGCAACGGACTTAGATAAGTAACCTGCACTAAAAGCATCAAGTGTTTCTAAGTTGGTATTGGTATTATTTCCCCATGTATTGGCGTTAGCGCCTGTTTCCATGAGTTCGAGTTTGAGTCTATCTGAATATGTACTTGCCATGTTTTAAACCTCTATAAAATATATCTTTTTTAATCCTTCAAGCAACATTTTTTATGCTACTTTGGTCCATGTGTTGGTTACGTTTGTATTAACAGATGTCCACGTATCACTGACACCTGGTACTACGTTTGCCCATGGGGTTGATCTCATATTACCTAAAACAACAGATAATTCAATGCCTGTTGGAGTAACTAAAGCATTAGCGATTATAGTTTCTGTACCTTCAGAAAACTGCATCGCAACACCTGTTAAGGTGTATATTGTTTCTTGGCTTAATGTTCCTGTGTTAGATGATATTTCAATCCCTGTTACTTGTTCAATATGAGAAGAAACAATTTCTACTTCCCCTATTTCAAAAGAAGCAGGAACACTTGTGACATTTACATTTGCATCACCAGTAATTACTTCTGTTCCTTCGGTAAATCCTGCACTTAAACCTGTCGGAGTAACTAAAGCATCACCAACAATAGTTGGTCTTTCACTGTAGACTTGAGTATAAACACCTACGGGGTTATGGTTTGCAGTAGCAGTTACATCATAGACACCAATATCAACTTGTGATGACACTCCTGTCGGAGTAACTAAAGCACTACCTACTTGAGAAGTAGTTCCTTCTGTAAAATTTATTTCTAATCCTGTGACAGCAACACTAACATCAACATAATTAACGCCCCATGCTAGTGATCCCCAGGTACTTCTTCCCCAACCAGCATCCACGGATCCTGTGGCTTCAGCATCGCCATCAGCAAATTGCATTGACACACCTGTTGGTTGGATACTAATACCTTCTGCAATCGAGACCGTTCCTGTTGCTGTATTAGATTGAACTCCTGTTAAAGGATAAATAGATTCAGCTTCACCTGTGGCTGTACCTAAGACAACTCCTGATGAAACTCCTGTGGGTTGAACGACTGCGTCAGCACTTATGGTAAGCGTACCTACATTAGTATTCGATTGCTCACCTGTGACGGATACAGGAATGAATTCACCGAACTCACCCTCACCCCAGGTGCCTCTACTCCAACCTTGTAGGTCTGCCATGGTAAGGATCTCCTAGGATTAGGAAATCCTTAAAATAGCACTACTTGCGTCGTTTGTTGGAAATTGAATTGTAAATGTTCCGTTTGTGGATGTTTTTACACCACCAAAGTCTAACACTGCGACTGAAGCATTGACGTTTGCAGATGAAGTGTTGTAAATCAAAGCTGCTTGAGCTGAGATTGTTGCACTTGTAAATGATAAATCATCAAAGTCTACAAAAGCTGTAGATGCTGTTGCGTTAGTTTTGGTTAAGCTGACGTTTGCATTTAATAAAGTGCCACCGCCTGCTGCGTATGTGCCTGAGTCGCCGACTTCGTTTGTCGCTGCATAGGCTGATGTGTTTGCATCCAAAGTTGCAGAGTCTGTATAGAGAGCGAGTTTGATTGTATCGCTTGATATATCATGATCGCCATCTAACAACTGCTGTTTGAATGTTGCACAAACTGCTTGGTTAATTGCCATTTTTAGTTACTCCCTTTATGGTGTTAGCGATTTCATCGGAATGCGTAACACACCATTTTGATACTCATCCCTACGTTTACGACCCATTTGCTCTTGAGCAAAATCTTGCAGAGCTACTTGGTACTTAGCTTCGTATAATTGCATATCTTGAGGGTTTTTCAAGTAAGAAAAGGTTTCCCCTAAGACTCCATACAATAATACCTCAGGAGCGTTATTAGAAACAAAAGTAGTTGAACTAGCGTTACTTGTATCTAAATGCTCAGGAGTTTCATCATACCACATTTCAATAGTGTAAATTTGATCAGGAGTAGGAGCTAAAATTAAAGTGTTTTGATCCCAATTACCCCAATATTTGGGTTGACCTGTATAATCGCCTGAAGTGGATCTTTCCACAGCGTATTCATCCATAAAAGTAGCGTCTCTTTGTTCAATCCAAACACGCTCATCGTTTGACTTAACTAACTGTAAGGCTCGAGCAAAACGAAAACCACCCTCAGGTCCAGAGACATCTAAAAAAGCATTATTGGCTGTACAAGTTGTTGTTGCATATCTTCTTTGATCATCGCTGTCTAATTGTCTAGCAATTTTATTTTCAATATTTGTAATAAAGACATTAATAACGGAATTAGATAAGACATTACTGTCTACCTCGGTGTAGTTTCTGACATTAGTTAATAATTCGCTATAGTTCATGATATTACAATTGTGACTGTACCAACTGATGTTACAGGATTCAAGTCCCTTGTTTGTGTAGAAGGTTGCATTCCATTAGAAGTAAAAGCACTATCTCCTGGTGCTCCAACAAAAACGGTTACAGGCTCTTGTCTCGCGGGTCGTGACCAAGGTAAGGCTTGAGCATCTGCTGAATGATAAGGAGGATCTAATTGTGGGTGTTTAGGTTCGTAACACTCAGGACAAGTTTTTAAACCGTTCCACTCTTGTCTTAATTGATTGAAATTATATTGCTGACCACAACGATCACAGATTGCAAGAGCATATTTACCCGTAGCAAAGGTAGCCATTTTATGAACCTATAAAATAATTTTGAGGAACTAAGTGAACAGAGGAACGCTGACCATCTTCTGTCAAAGCTCTCTGTAGTTCATCTTCATAATAAAGTTTTAAGGCTTGTGTCATTTGAGGTGCTTTTTTCTGAGAAAGATAAAAAGCTAGTCCTGAAACCATACAAGGAAGAAACCTAAATGGAGCATCAGGTTGATTTGTATAAGCACCGACGTCTTGTATTCTTCCAATATAATTGTAGTTTATTTGAGTATCAGTAGTATTAGGTGTTTGATACAAACTAATAACTACATTAGAAAGATTTCTTTCTACATAATATTGAGTAGGCTGTCCTTGAGAAAATTTATTAGGAAGAGCTTGATACTCAGATCGTGATATTTTAGTCATTGTTGTATCGGTAGTTATTCCACCAGAAACTTGTCTAAATGTCATTTCTAAAACATCACTTGCATCACTAGGAGCAGTGTAGTTGGTTGTTCCAGCAGTTAAGTTAGCTGTAACATTTTCTACTTTCCATAAATGAACACCTCTGTTCATCCACTCTTGAAATAAAATATTAAGACTTCTACGTGCAGATTTTAGATCATAACCTGAACGAGTCTCAAGACCACATCTTTCGTATGCGTCTTCTATAACGTCATCAATATCTAAGTTAAAAGTAGTTGTACCAGAGGTAGCCATTATTAGTTAACCTTTTCCCCCATTGCCATTCTTTTATGTTGGTTGATAGGTCCACCTGATTTCATTTTTTTCATCATGCCACCACCACGCTTCTTAGCCATTCCACCACCACGTTTTTTGACAACTTGTTTCTTTTTCATCATGATTTTACTCCTTTTTTAAAAAGTTTTTCGTACGTAATTTGCCTTTCAGACACTACTTCCTCGTAGTATTCCTTAGGCCACTTCTCATAATAGCCTATCTTATGGAGTTTGCAACTTGCTTCATAAAGCTGTTTAAACTTTTGTATAAGCATCATCGAGTATTCCAAATTAGAGTGCTCTACAGGGTTTTCTGTAGGATCACAAAGAAAGGCTTCACTATCAGGATTAGCGGGAGTTTCAGGATGAAATCCCATAAAATAAATATCTTTTCGATTATAGGTTTTGTTGTAAAAATCTATTTTTTCTTGAAATTGTTCAGGACTATATTGATCGAAGAAAGGATCACAAAAAATAATAATGTCATGTTGCTTTTTATTCCAGTCTTTTAAGACATCGGTGAGATGTTTTTCATACTTCGATTTATCCATACGAACTTCAATTCGTAATTTATTATCTTTTCTCCATTTAGCTGCAAAGGGACACGCTGGAAAACCTAAGTGCTTGTTCATCGGTTCTAAAACAGTCTTAGACCATTTTATGACGTCGTCTTTTATCTCTTCAGCTTTTTTTCTTCTTGACAATTGTTTTAACCATTGAGGGTTTAGGGCCTTTATTAGAAGCTTCTTGTTTACGACTAACTGCTGATCTTTTCTGTCCTTTAGACATGGCTCTTGCTTTTGCTATAGGAACACATTTAGGATATTTTTTTCTTTTCTCTCCACCTGAACGACCACACGCTGGATACGAACCGTCGGACCGTGGATTAGCAATATCGACCCATTTTTCTTTGACCCATTTACGTAAACCGTTTTTAGCCATTAAAATCTCTTTGTTACTTTTCTTTTATTTTCCATTATTCCACCACAACCTTTAGCAATTCCTCCTTGATTGTAGTTAGAAACTTTTTTTCTTTTTTGAGAATCTTTGTTTGTTTTTCCACCAGGTTTTATTTTACCTGAGCAAACAGCACTAGCATACATATTTGCATAAGCAGAAGGATAGACATCGAATTTTCTTTTAGCGGCCGCTTTACCTTTTGCACAAAGTTTACCCATTTTGTTCCTCCCTTGTTTTTTTACAATCTACACACTCACAAATAGCACACTCACAATTACAAGTAGTTTCTGCGTGACAAATACAACCACATTTTTGACAGTTATCTAGCATCTTTTTTTTATTTGGACAGTCATTAGCGCAATCACACCCTTGGCACATTATTTGACTTTGCCACCTTTTTTCATATAACCCATTTTGTTTCTTAATTTAGTGGGTAATTTTTTTAATCC